TGGTATGACGTTAACAAACCACTGCTTGATGCTGAACTGAAACCCTCCACAAGGATCAAGTTTCTTTATGGTTATATTCTTGAGGAGTTACTTCTTCTGTGTTCTTCCATTTCAGGACACAAGGTTTCGGAACAACAGAAGGAAGTTACTCTGGAGGGTGTTAAGGGACATCAGGACTCAATGATAGATGATGTCCTGGTTGACTGCAAGTCAGCTAGTGGTCCCGGGTTTGACAAGTTTAAATACAACAGGGTCACAGAGGACGATCCATTCGGATACATAGCACAGATATCAGCATATGCCCAGGCCAATGGGGTTGATCGTGCTGCATTTCTTGCAATCAATAAATCAACAGGAGAGATATGCCTTACCCCTATACATCAAATGGATATGATCAATGCTAAAGGAAGGATACAGCACCTCAAGGGAATGGTTAGTGAAGGTAGTATGCCTGACAGGTGCTATTCCGATGTTCCTGATGGCAAGTCTGGCAACTATAAGCTTTCTATTGGCTGCATTTATTGTAGCCATAAACGGGAGTGCTGGTCTGATGCTAATAAAGGTCGGGGGTTGCGTGTCTTTAGCTATGCAAAGGGCAAGAGATACCTTACTAGAGTTGGGAAAGAACCTGATGTGGAAGAAGTAGTCAACTGGTAATGCATTGGGAATATAAAAAGAATCCTGACATCAAAAGTCATTTTGGTTTTGTCTATCGAATAACTCACAAGAAAACAAAGAAGGCTTACATAGGATGCAAGCAGTACTTTGTTACCAGAAAGGGGAAGAAGGTTGAATCAAACTGGAAGGTCTATACCGGGTCAAGCAAGCATCTCAATGAAGAGATCAAGAGGCTGGGCAAGAAGCAGTTCCGCTTCCAGATTGTCGGTGAATATAAAAACAAAAGAAGTCTAAGATACTATGAGTGTTATTATCAGATGATCTATCATGTGCTGACATCTACACTGGAGGGAACAGACGAACCAGCCTACTACAATAACTATGTAGGTGGAAAGTTCTACAGACCTGTTCAGGAACCTGTTGACAATTAAACTGGACTTCCAGACCCTCTATGATGTTACACGTAAAAATCCTCACAGGAGTCTTTATCTTGCTGTTATTCTACAGGCAGTTCTGGACATTACCAAGCCAGAAGAAACCAAAGAAAGCAGTGACATCAGGCTGCAAAGAGATCAGGCAAATGCATGGGTCTTTGCTTCGGTTGGTGTTACCTGTGAGAACTTCGAGGATACCTGTGCTTTGGCTGGTATTGAGCCAGGAGTGATAAGAACATTTGCCATTAATGTTACCAAATCAGGAGATGTAAATGGAGTCAGGAGAAGAATCACCTCTCTCTTGTGAAGATACAGGAGATAAGAACGATAGTAAAAAACTGGGAACAGTTAATTACCACACGGCAAAGAGCGATGGATCATATGCTCTGGACTATCAGATAGGTGGGCATCACTACAAGACTTGTGGTATCCAGCCAGTAGAATATATCTTTCATAACAATCTTGACTATTTTGAAGGGAACGTGGTGAAATACATAACCCGACATCGCAAGAAAGGAGAAGGGAGGAAGGATGTAGAGAAAGCCATACATTATGCACAGATGATACTCGAACTTTACTATAATAAATAGGGGAACAAAATGTTTAAATCAAACCGCAATCCACAGTTCCGTTCCAAATTCAGCGAGGATATATTCAATACCAAGTATTCTCATGAAGGGGCAGAAACATTTCACGAACTTGCATGTACTCTGGTCAATGATGTGTGTCAGGATTATCTTTTGAAGGATGACAAGGATGAACTGATTGACCACATATCCAACCTGAGATTCATTCCGGGTGGTAGATATCTCTACTATGCAGGAAGGGAAAAGAAATTCTTTAATAACTGCTATCTCCTCAAGGCAGAAGCAGACACTAGAGAAGATTGGGCCAAGCTTTCATGGGAGTCCGAATCATGTCTCATGACTGGTGGTGGTATAGGTATAGACTACTCTGCATACAGGCAGGAAGGACAGACCCTGAAGGGGACAGGTGGTATCAGTAGTGGTCCCATACCCAAGATGCAGATGATCAATGAGATAGGTCGCCATGTAATGCAGGGTGGCTCCAGAAGATCAGCCATCTATGCCAGCCTTAACTGGAAGCATCCAGATGTAGACAAATTTCTAAAGGCAAAGAACTGGTTTGACATGCCCATAGGCAGCACAGGCAAGACACTCTTTGATATCAAGCAGGAGGACTTCAACTTCCCTGCACCTCTGGACATGACAAACATATCAGTTAATTATGATACAGAATGGTTACTTAACTATTGGGAAACAGGAGAGATAGGTGATGTCTTCAGGACTAATGTACGTCAGGCTCTTAGAACTGCTGAACCCGGCTTCTCATTCAATTTCTTCGAGAAGGAAAATGAGACACTGCGTAACGCTTGCACGGAGGTTACGTCTGAAGATGATAGTGATGTCTGTAATCTTGGCAGTCTTAACTTTGCTCGTATTGATGACCTTAACCAGTTGCGGGAAGTTGTCACACTCGCCACCAAGTTTCTATTATGCGGTACACTCAGAGCGCAGCTACCCTATGAAAAGGTATCCCAGGTCAGAGAAAAGAACAGACGCCTTGGACTTGGACTTATGGGGCTACATGAATGGCTCATCCAGCGTGGCGGAAGGTACGAGACAACCCCGGAACTACACAGATGGCTCAAGGTCTATGAAGCAGAATCAGACAAGACAGCAAGAGACTTTGCTTCATTCCTATCAGTTTCGAAACCTGCTGCTGTCAGGGCGGTTGCACCAACAGGAACCATTGGAATACTGGGAGGAACATCTACTGGAATTGAACCCATCTTTGCGGTGGCCTACAAAAGAAGGTATCTCAAGAACAGACGGTGGCACTACCAGTATGTAGTGGATAGTGCAGCACAGGAGATGATCGATCTGTATGGTACAAAACCTCAAGATATCGAGTCGGCTCTGGATCTGTCTTCTGACTATGAGCGAAGACTGAGTTTTCAGGCCAACGTACAGGAGTATGTTGATATGTCCATCTCCAGTACAATCAATCTTCCTGCATGGGATACAGAGAACAACAATGAAGACAAGGTAGAAGACTTTGCACAGACACTTGCAAGGTACGCTCACAGGCTCAGAGGCTTTACATGCTTCCCTGATGGGTGCAGGGGTGGACAACCTCTCACGGCTGTACCTTACACCGAAGCTATGGAAAAACTTGGTGAAGAATTTGAAGATAACATACAGGCTCATGACATCTGTGACATCAGTGGTACCGGAGGTGTATGTGGTGTTTAAAAAAGTCCTTGACATACAGATGTTTATAGTGTATACTATATACAACAAAGTAAGAAATGAAGGAGAGATACATTGAGTATAAGGTCATGAAGAAACAACCCAATACAGTTTATATAGGCTATGATCCAAAGGAAGATGTAGCCTATGAAGTTTTAAAGTTTACAATAGAAAGGATAGCAGTAGACAATGTACGTATTGTTCCTCTTCGTCGTGATGTTGTGGAACGAATGGGAATATATAACAGGAAGTATGACGTTGTTGATGGTCAGTACATAGATCAGATAGATGGCCGTCCATTCTCCAGTGAGTTCAGCTTCACAAGGTTCCTTGTTCCTGCCCTGAATATGTATCAGGGATGGGCCTTGTATATGGATTGTGATATGTATCTTCGAACAGATATCAATGAACTCTTTGAAGAGTATAACATGGATTACTATCCTCTCTATTGTGTCAAGCATGACTATGCTCCGGGTGATGGTCTGAAAATGGATGGAAAGAAACAGGAAAACTATCGAAGAAAGAACTGGTCAAGCCTTATGCTCTGGAACTGTGGTCATGATCTTAACAAAAAGCTGACAGTTCATGATGTTAATCATCGGCCTGGATCATGGCTGCATGGTTTTGAATGGTTGCCAGAAAAAGATTCTGACATAGGAACCATAGATGAGGAATGGAACTGGCTTGATGGTCACTCTGATCCAGAACTGAAAGCAAAGAACGTACACTTCACTACAGGTGGACCCTGGTTCAAGGCCTGGAAATGCAAGAGAAGTATTGATGGTCAGTATGCATCAGAATGGAATGGAGATTACACTTACCTTGCAGGACATGGAAAGATCCAACCTTATGAACTATAAAATTGTAACATGCTTTGATGAAG